GTGAGGGCATTTTTTGGATTTGGCATAAGAAGCGAAGGACCTGGAAGAGGATTGTATGATAAGGATGATGACTTTATAGGTAATGGATTGGTTGTTTCTGGAGTTTTATTGACTACATCACATGAAGTCTGTGAAAGTCAGCAATTGTCTTATGTTCGTCAACCTTTTATTGGTAAATCAATTGGAGTTTCAAAAATTAAAGGTATGGAATTTGATCCACCTTTAACTGCAGATCAATGGGTCCATATTCCAAATTCTGAATTTGTATATCTACCGAGGTTGAATACAGGTATAAAGAGTTTGAGATTGGATCAATGTTCTATTTTTGTTGAAAATAGACCTGTGAGTCTGATTTCTATCATTGATGACGGACAGAAGATTAATTCTTTTGCAGGACAAGATAAAAGTCCCATATTGACTGCTAGTGGTGATATTGGATATAAGATATCTACATTGTCTGGCAGCAGTGGGAGTTGTATCATGCAAGATGATAAATGTATTGGTTTGCATTTTGCAGGTGATGGTTCTGATGTGAATTATGGAAAGTTATTCACAAAAGAGATTCTTGATTTTTTAAAGGTTGCGGGGGGTGGGACTGTGAGTTCTACCCATTAGACCCGCCTATGAGATTGAGGAGAGTTGATAAACCTTTTTATTACAGTAATATTATTGAATATTTTGATGTTGCATATTATACAGAATATAGTATAGGATTAGGTTCTCAATTTGTGCGTTCTGAAATGGATTTGGGTGCTAATTTTTCACCACAGACTTTTTATGAACCACCATTGATGAATGTGGAAGCTGTCCATATTGGACTATCCAAACATATTCGTGTGAATAATGCTATCACTTGGTATGATTATACGCGAGTATTATCTTGGTTAAAACTTTCATTGTCTCCTTATTTGGTTTGTGATGATTGGGGCATTGATGAATCTATAGCGGCCATGGATCCAGATAAAGCTTCAGGTGTTTACTGGAAACAAAATTGTGGCCCTAAGAAAAGCGATGTCTTATCAGATAATCGCTATCGTGACGGTGTTGAACTTGTTCGATTCTTTAGAGAAGAAACTGGTTGTTTCTCACTCATTTTGAAAGATGAACTGAGAAAACGTGGAAAAGTTGCGCGACTATTTCATCCTGCACCCATTGAAATGATTTTAGTCGGAAATATGTGTTTTGGAGCTCAAAATGCTAAATTAACACAACACGTTTTAGAACATCCAATTACTATTGGATTACATATACCAGGATATCATACTTTTCAACTTTTTACTTCGTTAATGAATTTTGACGGAGACTGTCATGATGGGGATGCCAACCAATGGGATGCCTCTGTGCCAGCTTGGCTGTCCTGTGTTTGTAGAGACTTACGATGCAGTTGTTACAGTCCATCTCAAAAAGATAGATTGTATGAAGATGCACGTAGGTATTACGCCATGACATATTATGGATGGTGTAACTGCACAGGTAATGTGATGTGTGTGCCCTCTCAAAAGAGTGGACAAGTCACTACTGGTCATGGTAATTCTATGAAGAATTATGCTATTTTGATCTTGCATGCTATTAGAGCTGGCATGACATACCTTGATTTTGTTCAAAATGTGAAATGTTATTGCAATG